CCTTTCAATTCGAATGGAGTCTTTTTGGCAAATTGGGTAAGGTCTTTGACGAAGCTCGCTGCTTTCTCTCCTGATCCGAGCATGGTCGTGAAGGCGATTTTTGTCTGCTCCGCGTCGGCCGCCGCTTTAATAGCAATGCCACCCAGCCCTGCGACTGCCGTGCCGCCCGCAAGTAATCCTCCCGCGAAGTATCTTGAAGCTGTGACTGCTTTATCAAATCCAACGCCGAGACGCTGCATCGCTCCTGATGCCTCGTCTCGAAGCCGTACCAAAATTGATAATTCGCTGGTGGCGGTTGCCATATTGAACTTTTTGGCTGATTGCCTTACGTTTATGGGGAAAGGTCATTTACCTCGATTTTTGTCTACATTTTTATGGATCCTCTATTCGAAAGCTCGCTCATGGGTACTAAAGTGCAGGTTTTTCAGGATCGTCTTGTTTGGAAAACTTTGTTCGGTCTTGGCGGTGAAACTTCGATCCCTTTGAGCCAGATTGCTTCGGTTGATGTGGGTATGCCAGGTCTCCAACAAGTGATTGTTGAAACGACGGGAGGCAAGCGCTGCAAGATGGTTGTTCGATTGAGTGACAAGCAGAAATTCCGCGATGCGATCTATAATGCGAAGTCTCGTTAGCAGTTTTTCGATTTCGCTTTTTTTCTTGTCGCGTCCGCTTCCGCTCGAAGCATCTCTGCAATGATATCCGCGAACCATGCTGGCGTTTGTTGGTAGTCTTGCCATGTCCAGCCCATCTCTCGGCAGATGAGCGCGATGATCTGCTCATCTTGAAGGCTTGCTTCTGACAAGGCGAAATAGCGCTCCCAGTGGTATGCTACTTCGCCTTCGGAAAACCCCCCGTGCTCAATGCGTTGAGTTCTTGAATCAGGTAATCGTAATCTTCTGGTCTCTCGTCGAGGAGCCGTTGGTAGATAGTCTCTTTGGAGCCATCGAAAGATACAATCGCGAGTTCAATGAGCTTTTTTTCGGCTTCTTCGAGGAGCGTTCCTGAAAATTCATTCACCTGGCCGCTCGCTGAATTGACCCGCGACCCTTCCAAAAAGATTCTTCGCAATTGATTCCGCTCGCCTGCGGTGAGATAGGACTTAATGACTGCCTCCTTGCCCGAGGGGGTTTTTATTGTTTTCGTTTCTCGTTCCATAGATGTCGTGCGTGAAAAAGATTAAGCCTTCGACCTTTAGTATGAGCTTTGCGTGTTGATCAAAACTGCGGTGATCGCTTTCGCGTCGGAAAGCGAATAGTAACCTTCAAATGTAAGCGTCTGCATGACGGTATCGCCGTTTTTGAGGGCGCGGGTGAGCTCACTGAAAATAACGCTGGCAAGATCGATCTTGAGCCGCGGCTTCGTGCTCGATCCGATGGTAACGTCGTTGTTTTGCAGATCTATCCTCATTGCCTTCGCGGTGCCAGCCAAAAATTGAGTTTTGAAGTCCGATTCGTTCTGGAAGACTGCTTCGAGGTTTCCCGTCACGGAAAATTCTTTGTTCAGGATATCCACGGGATCAACGCTTCCGAGGACGTCGTCGTCCTCAAGGTCTTTGTCAATTTTGAGATTCAAACTTTTGATTTGAATCGCCGATGCCGCGTCGAGCCCCGCGAGGTTGGCGGCGAGCTTGAAAGTGAAATCGTTTGAACGGAAGAAGTTTTCTGCGGTGAACGATGAGGTAAGAGTTGCCGTTGCTCCCTTCTTGGTTCGAATGGTAACTGCTCCTTCCACGAATTTCCCTCGCTCGTATTTGATCTCAAGCGTTTGGATCATTCCCAGCGCGTGCTTGTAGTCCTGACCAGAAAGAACATCCTCGATGAAATAGGTAAGCGATGGGTGCTGGGCGTTTTGCGCGACACTGAATGTGTGGGTGTGAACACTTGCCTCTGGCGTGTTTGCTTGCGTTGAAACGCTGCCGAGAGCTGACAGGAGAATCAGCCCGATGGTTTTATCCGTGAGCGGGATTGAGATTGCTCCTTCGGCGATTGCTTTTACGATATCGGCTCCGCTTGCCGCCTCGATGACTCCCAAAGACTGCTCTTTTCGGGCAAATGTCTTTTTCTCGTTAAAGTCTGCATCGAGTTTTTGAAACCAAAAGCTTGCCGTGCTTTCTGCGGTTCCTCGGGCAGCTTCTTTTGCGATTCCGAGATTGATTAGTCGTCCGATTCCTTTTGACATAGTGGTGTGGTGTTATGATTCTATTTTCTGTGTTGTTTCGACCTTTTTGCGCTCTTTCAGCCATTTCTCGAGCGCTTCTTCGTAGGTTGCGGCTTCGATCGCTATCGGCTCGTATTCGCCGCCGCCTGCGAAGTGCCAGCTTTGGGTTTGTGTTTTTATTTTTGTCTCGGACGGAGTTCCCGCCATTATCTTGTTTTTAGATTCATTGATCATAGGTGTGTGGTTAATTAAGCTAGCGCTTTGACCGCTTTCGCTTTGATGAGAACGGAAAAAGCGACGTAGTTTTTGCCTCGCGAGGTGACCGCTTGCGGGACGGTTGAGGCGGGTTCGACCTGCATCGCCTTGCCCGCGAGGGTTTCGTTGGTGTCGAATTTGTCGAGGATTGTTTCTACGAGGGTTTCGATTTCATCCGCGCTGGTGATGTTTTCGCCTTTCTGTAAAACAACAATCTCGAAGGTGTGTATTCTCATGTTTTGGTGGTCGGTGAAGTATTCCCCTTCGATTGACGGCGTGGTGATTATCGCGACGGGAAATCTCCCATAGTCGCGATCGAAAATGCCCATTTTGAAATCATCAACGATCACCTCTCTGAGTGTCTCGTTTTTTGTAAGCGATTCGAGTAGGTTCCTGATCTCGGTCTTGATGTCGGTTGAAAGTGGCATAGGTTAGATTGGATTAATTCTTTTTGCGAGCGTTTGAACTATCTTATCCCCTGCTTGTTGCAAAAATTCGTTTACTTTTTGCGTTGCCGCGAGCGCGATTCTATCAATGTATGGATTTGGTTTGATGCCGCGCCGAGTTCCGAAGTAAACGTAGGGCGCATAGTGCGCGGTTGGTTTGATGCTTCCAATCAAGCGTTCTGGTGTTGCTTTGAGAATGCCAAGTCCGAAACTTAACTGAAGGTATCCTGTTCTTTTTGAACGATTAGCTTTGAATTGGAAAATAGTATCGTCGCCAGTAACTTGATGGATATGTGCAAGCGATGCGTTGATTGCCCGCGCTAAGATCGGGTTCGCGACTGATGGATAGTTCCGCACCGCGCTGCGCAATTTCTCTAAATTTTCTATTTTCACGTCGATAGTGGCCATATCATACAAATGTCGGGACGCGACGATAGCGATCGAGGATGTCTTTACCCTCGGTATCAAGGATTGCTCCCCAGTTTACTTGCGCACCCTCGAAACCTTCCGACGTTTTCCCCTCGGAGTCTCGCCGTTTGAACGTCCGCACGACGAGACGTTCGACGAGCTCCGAGAGGTCAAAGGGGAGGGTGTGCTTGCTCACGTCCTTCGTGTTGTCAAAGTCTATGAGGTAGCCCGCGGTGTAGGTGAAACGGATGACATTGACGCCTTCCTTCACTCCTCCGTAGATCTTCACGATGCCGCTCTTGCCGTCGCCGACGAGTTCGTATTCATCCGCGATGAAGCTCGTCCAGTTCGGGGATGAGATCGTACCCGCGCGGTATTGTGCGCTCGTGAGTGTGGTGACGGGCGTCTGTTTGAGTCCGAACATTTCCTGCCGCGGCGCGTAGACGGAGTAGATCTCGTTCGAGTAGGCGGTGCGTTTGAGGATGCGATTGAGGTAGCCCTCGATAAAATCGGATGCGGCGTTGATAAGGCGCTCGAGAACCGTGTCGTGGTCTGCGTTCGCGATGGTCATGCGCTCTTTGACTCGTTTGAGAGTTGTGAGGGCGCTTGTTTTGAGTTCGGTTGCCATAGGTTTGTTGGTTAGTTATCTCCGCTTCGCTCCCCGACCCATAGATCAGGGAGCGTCAGCCGAGATCCGTGATGGTTTAGTTCACGGGTTCTTGAAAGGCACGACCGAGCAGTATAACTGCTGATCCAGGCCATGATGGAGTCGTTCCGCCGAGAGTCGCCACTACGCGAACGTAGCGCCGAATCGTCGTGCCGAGTCCGTCTATGCGGATCACCTTCACTTGGTCGTCTGCGGTCACCGTTGTGGTGAGTCCTGAAACGTCGGCGAAGGTTGAGTTATCTGCCGAGTCCTGCACCTTGAAGGCGTAGGTCTCGTCGGTGCTTACCAGATCAATATCCCCCGCGTTGATGACTGCCATCGCGGAGTTGTACCCTTTGGTATCAACGCCCGTTCCGTTCGCGCTTGCGGTTCGCACCGCGGGCACGAGGGACGAGAGCACTTTGATTGCGTCGTATACGCTGCGCATAATGTTTGTTGGTTAGAGCTTGTCAGCTCACCGCCGCGTGCGACTTTTATTTAGTGGAGCGGACGCTCCTTTGCTCACGCGCGGGCGTGGCGGGCTCACGCTTGGCTGTTTTCTGATCCCGCGTCTGATCCCGCCGCTGGAGATCCTTCGGATCCCTCGCCTGCAGGTTTGTCCGTCTGGCTAACGCTCCCCTCTGACGCCGCTGCTGGTACTGCTGCTGTTTCGCCGCCCTCAGTTGAAGGAGGTGTAGGCGTGTTTGCTTCCCCTTCGCCTGCGGGTGGAGTCGTTACTGCTTCCCCTTCGGGTTTCTTCTCGTTGATAAAATCGCCCATACCGATATTGTGAGCGTCGGCGTCGGTCAGATTGATTTCTGATCCTGCCTCAAAGACTGATCCCATGAAGGTGATCGGTCTCTTGACGATGTAAGTTTTCTTTTCGTCGTTGCTCATATAATTTTTGAGATGTCGTGCTAAGGATTCCGACCTTTTGAGAGTTTGATCCTCTCGGATCTCCGCCCTTGAGGATAAGGGCAGAGGATCTGAAAGTACCAAGTGCGACTAAGAAGCCGCGGTCTTGATATTCTGGAAGGCGTTTGCGAGCGAGCGCACGAGAGCGTGGCGGTGCTTGTAAACAAGCGCCGTCTGGTCTGCGAGCGCGATCTCTTTGCCGCCGAAGGATCCCGAGACGAACTGTGAAACACGCATCTCGCCTCGGTCGCCGTATGCCATCGCCTTGAGGTTTCCAAAAACCCCGAAGATGGTGGAGACGGCGGTTGCCGAGTTTGCGAGAAGATGACGCACAGAAAAGACGGGATAGCCGAGGATCTCCCCGACTGGACGGGCGCCGCCGATCAAGCCCTTATAGTTGTCCATAAGAACTGTGGTCGGTGCTCCTACCTGCGGGAGGATGTAGTTGCCTGCGGTGTCCTTCTTGATGCGGGTCTTTGCCCACACGGTGCGGTGGAAGTAGAAAGCTGCTCCGTCGAGAACGGATTCTTCAACGGCTCCGATGGCGTCGGATGCTTCATCGAGATCAAACTCGGCGAAGGTATCCTTGCCCGTTGCCATTGTCAGGACTGGGATTGATGTGTCGTTAGTGAGTCCAACGAACGGCGCTCCCGTTCCTGCGAATCCTTGCTTGTCCACCATATTCGCCAGCGATTCACCCGCGATGGCGAGTAGCCAGTCGGCGAGCTGTACGGGCGTATCGGCGAGTAAGTCGTTCCCGAGAACGAATGCAAGCTGCCACTTCTTCACGATGAGTTTCGCTTGCGCGAAGGTCATCGCGGTCACGGTACCTGCGGCGTCAACGCCGAGGTATTCACCTTCGAGGAAGGATCCCGTATAGGCGGGGATGTCGAGCTCGTCTCGATTCATCGTCCACTTTTGCGCTTGGCTCATGATAACGCCGACCGATGCCGCGATGCGGACGATGGCGTTCGCCACTTCTTTCGGAACGAGATAACCTCCGCGGTTGTCCTGTTCCTCGATCAAGGCTTCATTCGCTTTCACGCGGATTGCATCCTCGTGTTTGCCGCGAACGACTGCTTTGACTTGCGCTACGAAGTCCTTCTTTTGCTCTTCGGTCAAGCCCGTGCGATCTAAACCGCCCGTGATTGCCCGCTCGAGTCGAAGGGTCTCGACGATCTTTGTCGTTTCTGCAGCTACTTCCTCGCCAACGATGGCGCGAAGTTTTTCCTGCATGACGGTGTCAACGATCCCGAGGATCTTCTCTTGTAACTCTTTGATTTCCATAGAGTACGTTAGTGTTTCCCCTCGCGGAGCTTCTTATTGAGTCGCTCCAACGAGAGGGAAATGGTTGTTGATACTGTCCGCAAAATCGCTCGCGCCTCGAGGTACTCGTTGAGTCCTTTCAAAGCGGATTCCAATCCTGCGGGATCGACCTTTTCTTTCGGGGATCCTTTCGGATCTTCCTCTCCCACACCACCCTCTTTACCTTGCGGCGGGACGGCGGCGTTCGTGTCTTTTAATGTTGGATCCTCCGCGGGCGCTACTGCCTTTTCTGGTTCTTGCTCGTAGCTCTGCGCGATCTCAATGATCCGTTTTGCGTGAGTCACCATCGCGTCGTCGCAGGTGCTTTGCATCGCGGAGAGTTCAGCGCCGATCGCTTCGACGTCCTTTTTGCGGAGGAGATATTTTTTCGCGGTGTTTGATTCGAGGATCTTCTTGATCTCTCCCTCGAGCTTCGCTTTCTCTTGGGTTTCAACGAGTCCGTTCATGAGCGCGAGGGTTTCTTTGAGGAGCGGATCGAAATCTGCGACTGGTGTTTCTTCTCGGAGGTAGACGTCTATAAAGGCGTCAATGATCTTGAAAACCTTATCGAGCTTTTGAAACTTCTGATCCCATGGGTCGTGAGTGTTCACGATGTCCGAGACGGCACCTTTGTCTTTTGGTTGGTCTACGCTCTCTTGCCGCTCTTGCGGCTTTGGCATACACACGAGCTCTCCGTCTGCGTTTGGCTTGAGGACGCCTTCGGTGCCGTCCTCGAGCGTGCAGGCGTCGCCTTCCGCGGCCGCTCTGATCTCGATGCCTTTGATCTTGAGCATTTCCTCGTCCAAGCCCAGCTCTTGCGCCTTGCGGAGCGAAAGCGCGAAGGGATTCGCGGGGAGTTCTGCTTTCGTGATGTTGCTGCCGTCCATCTCGCGAGCAATGAAGCCGACGGATGTTGCCCGCTGGATCTTCGCGTCGTAGAGCTTGCGCACTTGCTGCGCGAAGGGATTTGCTTCAGCGGGAGCGAAGCGTCCTTTTGCGACAATGTTGCCGTCCTTTTTGACGACCTCATCCGCTACTCCGATCGGGAGGGATTTGTAGTCATGCGCCCAGAGGACGACGGGGTTTGCCATGTAGTTGGAGAAATCCCAGCCTTCGAGCTGTACGGATTCGCCTTGTCGGTCGGTATCTTCGGTTGAAATGACGACCTCGAAGGATCCCGCGTCAGTTGCCTCTTTGGTTTTGGCGATGAAGGATTTAATCTCGTCAGTTTGAAGGAAGCCTTGCATGGCGTTCTTGACCTCCTCCGTTAGTTTTTTAAGTGATTCGTTCATAATGGTTAGTTGATGTGATGTTTTATTCGTGGTAATAGGCGTTTGCGACCTTTGCCTATCTCGGGAGTTGCGGCTCAACGATTACAACGATGTCGCCGAAGGTGAGGATCTTGGTGCTGGTGTAAGTCACCTCGATCTCGGCATAATAGTGTCCGACCTCGTCGAAATCGGTCGCCTGCACGGTATATTTGCAGGTTCCCGCGGTTGGCGTGACTGCGCTCATTGACCCTGAGAATTTAAGCGTTACCGCTCCCTGCTTTTGCGCTTTGAAGAGGAGCGTGCCGTTCGTCAGGTCTATCGCGGTGCCGTTCGAGTCTTGGAGCGTGAAGTTGATGTCGTAGAGCTTGTCGCTCTGCGTTACTCTGATGGTGGTTTGCATATTAGGGCTTGTTGAGTTGTATGGTGTAGCTCGATTGCGCTCCCGTGATGAGAGTGAACGATCGCGCCTCTTGTTTTGCGATGTATGCGACCTTTGTCTGCGCGATGGTGAAGCTTGGTTTGAGTTTTTGTTTGATTATTTTTACTAGATCGTAAATGTTAGTGAGGATAAAGTTGCCAATGGATCTCGCGCCAACAATGATATTCGAGAAAACATCCGTGAAAAAAATCTGCTCGGTGAGTGTCTTTGCGATCAGGAGTCCTTTTGTAAAGGTATCGGCGAGCGTTAGAGCTTCCGTGAATATCCGCGCGGTCTGTTTGAGGAATGTATCCGCGAGCGTTGCTCCTTCGCTCAAGATTTTCCCGATGGATCTCGTGAGAGTGTCCGCAGCGATGATCGTCTCTTGCAATATCTTCGTCGTCTGTTTGAGGAATGAATCAACGATGGCGATGCTCTCTTGGTAAATCCTGCTGAACGTCCGCGTGAGCGTATCTTGCAGCGTGGCCGATTCCGTGAAAATCCGACCGATTGCGCGGTTGATCGAATCAACGAGCGGGATGTTCTCTGCGAGAACCTTGCCTGCCGTTCTCACGAGAGAGTCGGTTATGGCAACGGCTTCGCTCAAAACTTTCGCGGCTTGGTTGAGGATCGTATCAACAAGCGTGACGGCCTCTACAAAAGCTCTCCCGATTGTTTTCGCGATTATATCTACGGGCGTGATCTGCTCTGTGAAGACTCTCCCGACACTGCGCGTGATTGAATCAACAAGCGTGGTTACTTCCGTGAGGATCTTCGCGGTTATCTTTGCGGCGATCTCGTCTATGGTAGCGAGCGTTTCGGAGAGCGTCCTGCCGATCGTCTTTACAACAGTATCGGCGAGAGGGACGGACTCGGTGAGGATTCGTGCCGTTTGTCGGGCTATCGTATCCGTGAGAGTGAAGCCTTCGGTGAGGAGCTTCCCTGCGGTTCTGATGACCGTATCCGTGAATACGGCCGTTTCGGTAAGCAGTTTTCCGATCGCAGCGATTTTTGTATCTATGAGCGTGATCGCTTCGGAGAGCTGCTTGCCTCCCTGCTTGAGCAGGGTGTCCGCGAGTGTTATCGCTTCCGAGATCGCGCGGCCGATAGATCGGGTGAATGTGTCCACCAGCGCGATGACTTCAGTGAGCGTCTTGATGCGCAGATTCTCTATCGTATCAACGAGCGTCGTTG